GATTGGCTTGATGCGTGCAAAGGCGCAGCATCAGATCATCTTCGGCGGCAACTACTACAGCTTGCCGCCGACGAGTTGCGTGCTGGTTTGGGACAAGAAGACCAACGGGAACTTCGCAGACTGTGAACTTGCTTGGACGAACCTATCAACGGCGGTGCGCAGGATTGAATGCCTGTGGAACGGGTTTGCACGCGAAGGCGGCGAAGAACGCTTCGACCACCCAACACAGAAGCCCATCAAGGTGTTGGCGTGGGCAATACAGCAGGCGCCTGATGACGTTGACATGGTGCTTGACCCCTTCATGGGCAGCGGCACGACAGGCGTGGCATGCGCCCAGCTTGGAAAGGCGTTCACCGGCATCGAGCGCGAGCGCAAGTATTTCGACATCGCCTGCGAGCGCATCAGCCGCGCCCAGGCTCAGGGCACGCTACTACCGCCCGAAAAAACCAGACAGCCTGTGCAGGAGGGGCTGTTGTGAAACCTAACGTTCGAGCTGAACCGCCGCCGTAGGCGGTCGGTTCGAGCGAGGGGTTATGCGTGTGGTTCCGAAGCGTGGAGATGTATGAATGAGTTGGCTCTTTTCGCGGGCGCTGGTGGCGGAATACTCGGCGGCAAGCTCGTCGGGTGGCGCACTGTCTGTGCCGTTGAGTGGAACCCCTTCGCCGCTGGGCTACTTGCCGCCCGCCAGAATGAAGGCGCACTCCCGCCTTTCCCAATTTGGGATGACGTTCGCACCTTTGACGGAAGACCTTGGCGCGGCACTATTGATGTGGTTTCGGGCGGGTTTCCGTGCCAGGACATCAGCGCAGCCGGGAAAGGCAAAGGCCTGGACGGAGAGCGCAGCGGCATGTGGCGAGAAATGGCCCGAATCGTTGGCGAGGTTGGACCCGAGTTCGTCTTTGTGGAGAACAGCCCAATGCTCGCTGTTCGAGGACTTGGAACTGTCCTTGCAGACCTGGCCGCGCTGGGGTTTGATGCGCAATGGGGAGTGCTGGGAGCTGCCGAGCTTGGCGCCAAGCATCGAAGGGAACGAATCTGGATTGCTGCCCACTCCAAACTGCATGGACGCGATGGGCGCACGCTCAGAGGCCGCGCTGGCGCGAGCGAAGACGAAAGGCGGATGCTCCAACTTGAAGGACTGGCTGCGTGGGGTTCCGAACCCGACGTGGCTAGAGTGGTTGATGGGGTGGCAACCCCACTGGACAAGGCCCGCGTGAAAGCTCTTGGCAATGGACAGGTGCCGCAGGTTGCCGCCGCAGCCTGGCGCCTGCTGACTGCTGGCACGCGGAACACGCATAACTTGTCCATACCTTGACTATGCACAGTCGCAGCCACCACCGCGGCCGATGGGCGCACGCAAACACAATACCCGCCAAACGCCGCCGCAGGGCTGCTGAGGATGCGCGCCGTGAGGCATTGGCTTCTGCACTGCCGCCAGCGTATGCAGGCCCTGAACCGTTGTCGCATTGGCAGACCGTCACTGTGCAGGTGTACGTGCCTACTCATGGCCGCTGTGACCAGCATGCAACCATGATCGACGGGGAGATCGTCGGCCTGCTGTCGGCAACCCAGATTGGCGTGGAAGTGCGCAAGCGCATCAAGCCCAGGCCTAGTGTTTCCACGCTGGCTGATTGGCGGCGCGATGAGGGCTACACGCCGCGCGACGAACTGGATGTACTGCTTGACGCCACTTTGCACCCGACACCTTAAGCTAGCCATGTGCAGGTATTGTCTAAGCTGCTTGTGATATACATGGCTATACATAGCTATACGTTGTTAGGCAGTCATGCGTTCACGGCGCTAATTGATTGCCTGCGATGCGCTCGCAGGCAGTGCCGGCTTCGCCGCGTTCGTCAGCGATGCGCGCCATTTCTCGGCCTTCTGACTCCACGCCTCCAAGCACGTCGGCAAACACCTGAAGTCGGGCGGCGGCTGTTTCGCACTGGTCGGTAGGTTCGGGGGCGGCAAGGGCTTCGGCGGCGACGCGCAGCCCGTTGCCAGTAGCATCAGCGCGGCGCACAGCAGCAACGCGGGCCTGGGCCTGAAGGTATGCAGCATCTGATGTCTCCTGCACGCGCATGGCGCGGCGGCTGATGGCGGCGGTTTGTTCGGCCAGCGCTTGGGCTGTGTCACGGTCTGCAATCACGTCGCGCCCGTACCATCCGGTAGCGACGGCGCTTGCCAGCAGCGCAATCGCCAAGATGGCTTGCACGCTCATTGCGTGCCATCCGGCGCTTTGATTTTTTGTGTTGTGTTGCCGGCAATATAAGCGCCCACGGTGCCGATGACTACAGCGGCATATGCGGTGCCCGCCACGTCCAACTTGCCGAACCATTGCAGAATGCTGGTGACAAGGCCAGCCCCAATGGTGACGGCAAAGCGCCGTCCGCCAGCGCCGTCAAGCATGCTGCGGATCATGTCAGCGTCTTCCCTGCGCGAAAGTCCGCAAGCGTCAGCCCGCCTGTGTACTGGCAATGCGCAGCCTCACGGAGTTTCCCTGTCCAGCGCCCTGCCCACTCCAAGCCGACCGACTCGGCAATGACGCCGCAGCGCGTGAACAGGTCAGAGTCTTTCCATTGACACTTGCCACCGACGATGGGCACAAAGTCAAAAGCGCATCGCCAGTTATGCCAAGACTCACCGGGCCTTGCGTTGGTGACTATGCTGCCAGGTGCTGTGCGCCCTTGTGCATAGATCGCCGCCTGAGATTCGTTGTCGCGGTACGTGCTGGTAATCAGAGCGTCGATGCCTTGTGCCGCGCATGCATCGCGGAATGCCTGGGCCTTGGCTGCAATCTTGGGGTGCAGGTCTTCGAGCTTGCGGCTGTTTATCATGCGTGTTTCACAACCCACTGAGCAACCACATATAACGCAATTACTCCAGCCAGCACCACAGAAACGCCGGAAAAAAACCGGGTCACGGATTCAAGCGGTGACTTTTTGACTTCCTGGGTGAGCGTTTCAACTGTTTTTGACAACGTGTCGATGCGTAGCTTTAGCGCAGTGATTTCTCCCTCATAATGAGTTCGAGAGACAAAATCTTCACGCAGCTTGTCAATAGTTTTTTTCAGCTCTTGTATCGCACTCAGAATGTGTGCCATTCCTTCGCTAACTTTTGCTAGTTGGGCAATCTGATCTTCTGTCATTTTCCTTGACCTTGCACGTCTGTGTCCCTACCCACTTGGGTAGTTGTCAATCGGAATGCCAACAATGCCACAATCAAAACCCCCAACGCCCCAATGTCGAAGCCGGCACGCGCACTGCACATGGCTTGACCTGGCTCCACGGGCCACGGGTCAAAGATGAACCACACGGAACAGAGCATCACTTGCAGCTCTTCCCATGCCCACCACAGCAGGATTCCTGCGAGTGGCACTTGTTTGCGAGTCGCCACACGATAAGCAGCAGACAGCAAATCGCAGCCGCGCCGGAAGCCTTGGAGACAAGCGCGCGTGCATGCCCGTCGAATAGCGCCCAGCCATAGTGCCGCCAGAACCCAACAAGCAGCAAGGCGGCGCATAGGCTAAAGCGGCTCTTGAGGTCCGCCACCGCCGCCGCCTTTTGCCAGTTTGTCGGCCAGCTTGCGCAAGCTGTCGCCCATGTACCGCAGGGCTTTGATAATTTGCTTCATAGTTTGGGCCGTACTCTTTGAACCGCACAATGTTTGTCTAGCGCCACAACCTAATATGCGACGCGGGCAATTTCACGCGCATTCACAAAACCACCGCTTTGCCCATACACCCGCAAAACCAGCAAACCGCCATTTGCCCCAGGCGTCCAGTTTGTAGCGCCAGACAATTTTAGGTTCGCGTTATGGCTCCAAGTAGTGTTTCCATTTGTCGAAGCCAGCCAAACAATTCTGCCCTCTTGCCCGCCGTCTGCGATCTTGCTGACAGTGGTTGCGCCTGCAAACGTCACGTCATACCAGCCGCCGTGATCCGCCATGATCGTCCCACTTGAAACTGTGGCCGTAATTGCGTCAAGTGTGGCAATCGAAAGAGCCACTTGGTTGAGCGATGGGAATTCGTTGGCACCTTGCTGCGCCACTGCAAGACCAATCCCGCCCTTGGCGCGGGAGCTGCTCGGGGTTGATGTGCTGCTGTCCAAAATCTTTGTAGTGCCAGCCCCGCCCACCCAAGCCTCACGCGGTAAGAAAGCGTTGCTGCTAAGGTCAAGTCGAGGATCAAGCCCGGAAAGCTCTATGCCAACAACGCCAACCACACTGCCGCCGCTGGTACTGAACAGCAAGTGATTGCTACGAACAGTTTTATTTGGGCCACCGCTTGCCACTTTAATCAGTGTGCAGTTTGGCCCAGCGGTTTCAAGATAGTTGCCTTCAATCAACGTGCCGTAGTTGCTGTTTGCGCTGGAGTCAATTCCGATAGAAAACCCAACGTAGTGCATACCGCCAAGAATTTTAGTCATTGTGCCTTCGTCTTTTAGCACGGTGCCTGTAATTCCTTCGGTATAGTTTGACAAAAACGCAGCGGCTGTAATGTTGGCTTTGTTCCAAAAGCCGTTAGTGCAGTCGCTACACTCGTTCTGTTCAAACAGCGCACCACTTGAATCGTTGGTCCCGTCGCCGTGCACGTAGCCCCACAAAAAACTGCGGGCGGTGTTTTTTCGCACCGTCAGTAAACCACTGTCAGCCGCGCTTGGTATGTTGAAACCAATGCCTGCGGATGATTTGGTGCTAGAAAAATACCCGCCGTACAAAGCAAAATTCCGGTAAATGTTCCCTTTGATTTGGTATGTAGTCTCAAACCCTTGACCAGTGCCGAATTGCAGAATGGCGTTGTTTGAAAATTCCGCATCTTCCGACATTGAATCCCAAAGCACCACGGCGCTAGTTGCTCCGGTGTTGCGTTGTTCAAAGCGAATGCCGCGAACCTTTGCATTTCCTCCCGCTGTCGGCATGCTTCTGCGTTGTTGGTATCTCAATACCGGCGCGTCTGTTTGGCTAATCAACAGCGTGCCACTTCTAGGCTCGCGCACAAACGGTTGCGGCGCACCGGCCCCGTACATGCACCAAGCATCGCCCCGATCTTCATAGTTTGCGGAGTTTGTCGGCACCTGCAGGCCGGTGACTTTTGCCGCGCCCGGAGGAAAATACAAACTCTGCCCAGATGCGTAGCTTGCATAAATTGCAGCCTGAATTGGCGCCGTCAAATCTAGCGCCCCAGCCATGTTGGTAACTGCTGTGCGGGCTTGGTAGTCGGCAATTTGAGCCGTCGTCATCCACTCAAAGACGCACGGGTTTTGCCAGCTCATCCAGCGATAGACCGTTGTTGCTACGGCTGATGTAAGGGCGCGAAGCCAACCAATCAAACTCGCGCCCTTGTCGTTGGCCGTGCTGGCAAGGTCAGCCCGCAATGCTGCGTCAAGCGTTGTCGCGTTGTCGTCTTGCCCAATGGCCCGCCGCGTCCACACCGCCGCACCGGCAGGGGTCTTTAACGCGATGTCATAGCCGCCTGCCTGCAGGAACAAAGGCGCCGGCAGTTCGCCGCGAGCGTTCAAAGCAATGTAGACGCCGCCGATGCCGTCGCTGACGTATGTCTGTGACGTTGTGCCCGTGGGTTCGGTGTAGGCCACCTTTTGCGTGGTGGTGCCGGGGACGTAGGTGTACAGCCTGTATGACGCGGCGGGCAGTCCTGCATCGGTAAAGCTCTGCAGGTTAAAAACTCCGGGTAGACTGACGGCTGGCATTTTTTCCTCACGACGCCACACGGCGCTGGCTATGGATTATCTCGATTACGTGCTGGTGAAAGCTGGCGTCATCGTCTTTTTGGCGTTTTGCTGGGGCATTTTCTGTGGGCTTACCGGCCGCCCGCTGCAACCGGGGCAGCGCGATACAGAAGCTGTGCCGCCTCCGGGCTCGCAAGCAAGCCAGAAATAGCGTTGGGCTGCCCATTCCCTGTTGCAAGCCTGCGGGCGATGCCGCTGTTCAGCAGCGCATTGGTCCCGCGCCCCGCAGCAACACCGCCAGCCAAAATCGGCAGCGCGCTAACTGAGTAGGCCGCAGGGACGGCTGTTCCGCCGATGACGATTCGCTGAAGCGCTCCGTGCGGGCTTTCCCGCGTCCGCATGAATTGCGCGGCGATGTCAGCAAGTTCCTGCAGGTCTGGATTGTTGATGTTCTTCATGTTTGCCAAGCGAGCAGCGGAAACCCCACCCTCGGCACCATTCTGCGCGATATTTTCCAGCGCCAGCATGTTTCCATACTGCTGGCGCACCTTGGCAAACGCTTGCGCTTCCTGTGGCCCAAGGCTTTCGTTCAAAGCGTCCATGAGCTTTTTCTTCAAGTCCCGCGCGTAAAAAGCGGCGTCTGAATTGCCATTGCCGATGCGGTCGAGCGCTTTCTTGATGTTGTAGGCTGCCTGCCCGTCAATCTCTCCAGCGGCGCCCTTGGTTTGGATCAACGCAATCTGCTTTCGGATGACTGACGCAGCTTCGTCTCCAAGTTCGCTGTTGGCTTGCATCTCAGCATCTGCCAAAGCCGTTTTGAAGGCTGGCGTCATCTTTACAGTGTTTGCTTGCAGCACAGTGTCAAACTTGGTCCCCAGGTCCGCCGACGCCTGCCGCAGAGCTTGCGTCACGTTGTCGGAGTTTTGCCCGAAGGTCTTGGAAAGAGCCTTGTTCAAACCCTTTGCCATTGTTTCTTCGGTGGCTGCACGGCCGGAAAACGGCACATAGTTCAGGCTGGCCGCTACAGCGTTCAGGGGTTTGCTGTTCACAATCCGGTCGGCCGGGATTTCAATACCCAGTTCTTGGGCGCGTTTTGCCAGCGCCGCCACTTCTGGCGCTGCTTTTGGCAGGATGCCGCGTCCGATCTTTTGACCCGCGTAACCTGCTGCCGTAGTGACGCCAGGCAGCGCCCCGCCCACCAAAGCACCGACCCCCGCGTCTTCCGGGTTGACCAATCCAGCGGATGCGCCGCCAGTGATTGCGCCGCCAGCCGCCCGCGTGGCAAGGTTTGCAATCGGGTTTGCTGCGCCCCCTTGAAAGCCTGCCGTGCGGATGGCGTTGATGACGTTTGGCGCCGCAGCAGCCACGCCAGGCGCTAGGCGCGTCACGGTGTTGGCAATCGCCCCACCGGCCCCGGCAGTGCCAGCAATCTCGCCCGCCAGCTTACCGCCCTTGAATGCGAGCGACTCGGTGTCAGCGCCCATGCTTTGCAGTGCGGCGGTCATTTCAGCGCGGCGTGTCGATGTTCCCGGCCCGCTGCCCGTCAAGTCCTCTCGAAGTTGCTGCGGAGAGGCCAGCAAAGTCGCTCCGATGCTGCCCGCGCCACGCACAGCGCCAGCCAGCAGGTTGCCGGCACCTTGCGCGATCTTTGCTCCCATACTCGCCTCTGCCGGCGCTGTTGCCCGCATGGCTTTGAGCGACTGCAGCCCCTGAACCGACATAGCGTCAAGGTTGCCAGCCTTCAAAGCTCGCAAGTCTTCAAGCGACAGATCGTCAAGCGAGGCCATTACTTGCCCTCCATCTTCCGCCTGATGGCTGCATCAATGTCAGCCTCTGAAGGAAGCCCGCCAGCCGGCTTGGGGGTCGGTGTTGCGGGCGCGCTAGGCTTAAACCCGCCCAAGCTGCGATTCTTGCGCGCGTATGCGTCAGCTTGCTGAAAACGGTCGATGTTTGCCTGAGAGCGAGCTTCAATGTAGTTCAACAGCCGTTCGCGCGCCAGCGGCGACGTTTCAAGCTGCGGCACTGTCTCGTTCACAAACTGCAGGTCGGCATTGCTGATCTGCGAGCTTCCAACACCTTCCTTGAGGACCGACAGCACCAACTCATTGGCGTGCTTTTGGTATTCCTGCGAGTTTGCCAACTTCTTCGGGTCAACTCCGGGCGCTCCGATGGTTTCAAAGAAGTTCGCCAGCTTGGTTCTGTCCCCAGCAAACGAGCCCGAGTAAATGCCGTTTTGCACAGCATCGCGCATCGCTTGAACACGAGCCACCGCGCCCACTGACTTGTCAGCCGCGTCACGGTAGCTGTCCAGTTGTTTGGCGTCCAACTTTGCCAGCTCTTGCGTGAACGCAGCTTCAGCAGGCGGCATGTTGACTGACGTTCTGGCTGCGCCGGCTGCCGCAATGCGCTGTTTCGCTTTCAACACGCCTTCGTCAATCTTTGCCGGGCCGCCCGGCTGCAAGACGACGCCTGTCGATGCAATGCTTTCAGGGGTCTGCGTCACCGTCTGCTGACCCGTGATCGTTGGCCGTCCAGTGAACGGATCGACTGCCTGCGTGGCTTTGGTCCCGCCCAAGTCAACCGTGCTGACTGTCGGAAGCTGCCGGTAAGCCTCGGTCACTGCGCGAAGCTGGTTTTGACGCCACGCCTCAAACGCGGATTGATCGGTCGGAATCTGCGATTCTTTGGCTTGTGCATCTGCCATCGACCAATAGCCTTGCGTTACGCCTTGGTTGACTTGCCTCCGAGCCTCTTGCGGGGTCTGCGCCGTCTGAAGCGACAAAATGCCGTGTTCAAGCAAAGCCTTCCGGTTTGCAATGTCTTTTGCTTTTGTGTCTGCCAAATCCTTGCCGGCCGCCGCTTCGCCCTTGGTACGCTCAATTGCGCCTTTTTCCAAAGCGTCGGCTTGCATCAACAGGCCCGGCATTCCGGTTGCTCTCAGCCGTTGGACCAAAACCCGGGGATCACCGCCCGACTGCGACGCGGCGACACGCAATGCTTCGCGCTCCGCAGCCGATTGCCGCAGTTGGTCTTGTGTCTGCATAGCCGTCAGGTCGGCGATGGCGTTCTGCCGCTTTGCCCCCTGCAGTTGAGTCTGCAACAGGTCGCGTCGGTCCATGTCGCCTAGGTAATCCAAGACCGACCGAACGGGCTGTGCGTAGGCTGCAAAGATGTTTTCAGCAGGCATCACGGACCTCCATACGGGTCAACAGCGTAGTTCGGCAGGTTGTACTCACGATTGATCGACGGTCCGCTGGTGCCACCAAACTGTCGGGCGCCTATGGCTCCGATCTGGTTGATCGCGTTGCCCCAGATGTTGCCCTGAGCCAGTTGCGCCGCGCCGGTCGCGTTGCCTTGTGCCGTGCGCAGGTTGCCGATAGCGTTTGCGCTCTGTGCGCCAGCGGCTGCACTGCTGGCCGTGGAAGACTGCCCAATGCCGGCAAGCGCTGCCAAGCGGTTGAGTCGATCTTGGCGGCGCTGATAGGCTGCGTTGTAGCCGGATGCCGCTGTGCCGACGTTGAACCGGCTTGCAGCCTTCAAAGAAGCCCCGCTAAGCCGGCCACCGGAAGCCGCGAAACGTCGATCCAGAGCCTGCTGTCCTTGGTCAAGCCCGAACTGATAGCCCGGATCAGACATGACCTCTTCGGCCGTAACTGGTGTGTTGATGTCGCCGGCAAGTTGCCGCAGCGCGTTGACTCCGGTCTCCCGATAGTCGCGGCCGTCTTCACGTTGAAGGTCAAACTGCCGGCGCTGTTCCGCAATGGCCTCGGCTGAGCTTTGGCTTTGAGTGTCGGCAGCGCGCCTGGCTGCGCTGCTCTGCATTGAAGAACTGATGATTGCGCCGCCTGCGGCGATGGCTGCTGCTCCCCACGGCACTTTAGTTCCCCCTTCGGATGCAAACGATCATGGTCACACGCTCATAAGCGGTTTGGTTTGTGACCCAATGCTCATGTTGATTGTCAAACCAAAACAAGTCACCCGGTTGCGTCTCAAGGCTTGCGCCTTCAAAGCAGAATTGCTGCCCGGGCGCGCTGGTGATCTGCACGCCAAACTTCTCATATTGTCGAGCATGCCAGCCCGGGTCGGTGTGTGGCTTGCAGGTTTTGCCCGCAGGAATGCGCGTGATGAGAATTCCACCCAACTCGACGCCATCTACAGAACGCATGATGTCCAAGCACAAGCGTTTGATGCCGAGCACATCCGCTGCTGGATACCAATGAGCCTCATGCGGCAGGCCGTCTTCTGCCCTATCTGCATCACCAAACCGCGCCCAAATGTCATCTAGCCCATAGTGCGGGCTTTGCGGGTCTGTGGTGCGGGCATTGTTTTGGTTCCACAGCTCGGGGTGCTGCTGAAGCGCCCAATAGATAGGCGCCACCGGCAAGCCTTTGTCTAGCAGTCGAATGGGCGTCACAATACACCATCCTGGACCCGCTGGTCACGCTCAGCAAGCATTGCATCTGCCATTGCAGCGCACTCAGGGATCGGCCGCTGAACCGCCGCGTCGCGCGTGGTTCCAGGATGAAGGCTCATACTGACCACGGATGCAAAGTACACATCCCAGGCGTTGCGCCGCATCGTCAGCCATAATGGGGTTTCTTCGTTCATGATCCCGTGACCTCACGGCCAGTGCTGCGAATCACGATGGCTGTTGCAGAACTTGCCAACACGCTGATAAACCCGCCTGGCTCCAAACTGTGCCCGCAAATCTCGGGGAACGTGTCCGTCGCGCCTACTGCGATAGCGCGCGTCACCGTGATGTTGGATGCTCCCGCCGTCCCGCCATTCGGCACCAGCTTGATAGTCAGCGTGACCGCACCACCGGAGCCGTTGTAGCCGGTGAATTTGTCGATGATTGTCCGCAGCCCATTTGCTGTGTATTCCGTTGCTTCCGAGCTTGAAGCGTATTTGGAAACAATGAGCGGTTTCGACGTAACTGTCATTTTTGGCCTGTTTATGTTGCGTTCAAACCAACGCCAAGCGACGTTGAATTATCGTTCACCAGCGACACAATGAGTTGCTTCAGGATTAAAACATCCGCTGCAAGCTGGTTGACTTTGGTCGCGATGGCGTCAGCTTGGGCTGCTGTGGAAAATCCGTAGGGCGCAACGTTTGTTGCTGCCGTCGTGGCCAGGTTTGAAAATGTCGCGTTGGGTATGGTGCGCGAAGCGGTTGCGTATGTCTTGATGTAAGCCGCTGCCTGTAGTGCCCCCGCCGTGCCGTACATCCCCACCATGCCGCCAAGAATCCCAAGCCGGCAAATCGGGTCGCCGACTCCGGGCACGCTGTATAGCGTTGGTGCCAACGCTAAGCCATCCATGTCCGCCGACATCTGCTGCGCCTCAGCAACAATAGAATGCACGCTAGATTCCAGTGCCATGACGGCTTCTTCGGCCGCTTGCGGCGCCTGACGCACTTCTTGACGCAAATCGTTGATGTTGGCTTTTGCCTCTTCAATGCCAGCGTCGTCAAACTGCGACAAAGACAGGTCGTTTGATCCCGCACCCGTGGGGCCGCCCACCCGCTGCGTGATGTCATTTGCCCATCGATACCAATCGGCCGACATCGGAGTATTTGCGGCAACGGGAACAGTGGCGCGGGGGATGGTGACCAGAGTCATGCAACCGCCGCTTCTTGAATGGTCAAGGGGACTGCATCCGTGCACCGGAACCGGAACACGCGGCCACCGCCAGCGGGGCAGGTTCCTTGCGGACCCCAGCGAATGCGCCGATTGCGCTGCCCAACCACGCCAAGGCTGCGGCGTTGGGGGCCGTAGAACACGGACCCCCCATCGTTGCTGACTTCTAGCGTGATCGACCCTTCAACCGTCGATCCTGTCGTGCAGCGGAGCTCCACCGACCGATAGATCGTCGGTTCTTGGCTTGGGGCCACCAAGTGCGGCCAGGTGCGTTCACGGGCCAGAACATCGCCCGCTAAAGTGTAGTAATCGCGGCTGTAGCGGTACAGCTTGGACCCTGCAGACACATATTGCCGGCCATTGAAAAATGTGCACCGCTCCGCGCGAAACGGCTGCCATTCGCCTGCCACCAACTCAGCCCGCTCCGTCCACATCTGCGTAGCGGCGTTCCATGAAAAGGTGGTTTCCATCCCGGGGGCTGTGACACACCAGAACTCTGCCCCAGCATCTTGATACACCCAGCACACCGCGTTGGTGTAGTCAGCGGCAGCCAGTTGTTGTTCGACGCATTGGTCGCTGATCCGCACGGGTTGATAGCCGTCCATGCGATAGACGTATGGCCCGCCCCGCTCTGTCTGCCCAACCCACACCAGAGTGTCCGCAACTCTAGCTACAGCCCGGGGGCCGACCAAACCCACGTCAATCGGCGTGCCTTGATAGCGCACTAGCGGAAAGTCGGGGTCGCCGCTGTTGATCCAAACTTCCGTTGAACGAACCGCAAACAGATACAGCTCACGTTTACGCACAATCTGCCGCACGATGTTGTCGGGCTGGCTGTCTGCGCTGCTGAAGTCCAGCGGGTCCAGCGATGCGGCGTTGTCTACTGCGCTGATGTAGAACTGGTCGGTGTTTGGGGCCACAAAAACAAAGTAGCCGTCAATGTAGTCCACCGCGCTCGACTGACGCCAGCCAGGTGACGTGACTTGTGCAATGGTGTTTGTGTCGAGGTTCAACACAAAGTAGGTTGCCCCATCCACGATGGCGAGTTGCGAAACCCCGTTCACCATTGAAACATTGGACGAACCAACACCAAGCGTGCCACGGTCAGTGAACGCCTCGGCACTGCTCATCTCTTTTAGGGCGCTGCCGACTGCCAGGAACATCCGGCCGTCAGCGTTGAACATGCCTCGAATGTCTGCGCCTAGGTCCGACACAAGCGACAACCCCGGTACGCTTTCCAGCACCAGCGGCGGATCGCTGCCGAACCCCTCCACCGCCATCGGGTACATATTGATGGTGCGTTGGACGGCGGTTTTCTTGTCCTTCAGGTAGTAGGACGGACCAACGCACCGGGCTTCACGTTGCCCAGCCATTACGGCAAAAACCCGTTAAAGATGTTTCCGCGCACAGAGTTTCCTCCACCGCCGATGATTGCAGGCTGCATTGCACGCGCAGTCAAAGCGCGTTTAGCGTTGGCTGCTGTCCGTACAATGTTAGGCGGGATGGCGCCCAAAATGCTAGGGGCCATTCGTTCAGCCAACATGGCCGACATTGCCCCACGCCAGCCCTGCGGCATGAAATAGTCCGTATCCAAGTCCGCAAACTCGGTGATTGAGCGCTTGATGCGCAGCGTGATCGTCTGCCCCGTCGCGCCGGGGTACAGGAACACGGTTGACTGCCCGTCATAGGCCAGATACTGCGGAAAGCCGCCTGATGTGGTCTTGACGCTGATGTCATCCTGATATTGCTGCATCGTGATGATGGCAATAGGGAAGTCATAGCCTCCGGGGTTGTATGTCGCGCCCAAGAGGTCGTCACCCGGCAGGACGTTGGCCCAATCGGTGCCAAGCGTTGCGGTGATGCCCGTGATCGTCGTCAGCGAGTTTTCGAGCGTTTCGCGCCAAAGCATTGAGCCCGCGCCGCTGATTTCGTCGGTAATTTCGTTCAGGCCAACCAAGCACGGCGCCGCTAGATCAGCATCCAGCGTCTCACCCGGCGACAGCCGGTTAAGGTGCACCGTAAGAGCGCTAGTGATGATTTGGCGGGCGGTCGTCAAGGCAGCAGCTCAATCAATCGGGCCAGGCCCAAGCGCTTGTCATAGGCAATGCCTGCGGCGTCCAGTTCGGCGCGCACAGATGCAACCGTGCGGCCATCGCCGTCCGGCACTTCGTCGGCGGGCAATTCCAAGGGAGCAATGGGCTCAACCACCAGCGCTGGCAGATAGCCGGCTGCCGTCAAAGCTGCGTGCTCTGCTTCGTTGTTTGCCACGGCAAACCCAGGCTTTGCGCCTTCGGTCTTCATGTTCAATGGATACATCAAACTTGTTCCTCGGTCCAAGATACTTCAATGTCAAGCGCATTGCCCGATACGGTGGTGCCGTCGTAGTTGATGCAGATTGACTCCAAAGCTGAATTCAGTGCCGGCTGTTTGGACGCGATGCCGTCATAACTTACCAAAACTCCGTGATTGTTGGCCGTTGATGCGGTACTTAAACCAAGTCGGACAGCCGTCAGGTTTCCAGCCGCAGTGCCCAACGCTCCGGGGTTTGCCGTGTACGCGCGCACTGTTGCCAGGGATGCCAAAGTGTCGCGCGTGTCCAGCAGAACGGGCGTCACTGCGGTAGATGTCCCCGTTGTGTTCAACGAAGAACGTTTGATAATGATGATGGGAATTGAAGCCGCCGCCGTGGCAATGCCGCTGATGCGAATCTGGTAAATCTTGATGCGTCGGCCATCAGCACCAGTAATGGTAAAAATGTCGGTTGCCGAAGCAGCCGCAACCAGCCCGCTGATTGCGGCACAGAATGCCGGAGCACTAGGGGCAACAATGTTTGTTTCACCGGGCATGTCGTGCTTTCAAAAAAGGGCGCCGGCCTTGTTAGCGCGGCGCCCTGAACCACTTGCACCAAAGATCAGGACGTGGCAAAAGGCGTTGCCACCGTGCCCGACGCCACAAAGTCGCCCTCAACGCGCCATTGCGTGGAGCTAATGCCAGTCAGTGTGAATGAGCCGCCAACCAAGCCACCCGTGGTGCTGCCGCCCATTGAAACAGACCGGATGGTGGTGCCGTCAGCCTGGAACACGTCACCAGAGTCGGCCACCGTCAGTGACCCACCCATGAGCGAACCAACGATGAACGTCGTTGCCGCATCGGTGATGACCTTTGCTGCATTCGAGGTAACCAGCACCGTGGTGCTGAACTCAAACTGCATGCCGACTTGGGGCGCCGGCAGGGTGTAGACGTTGCCAGCGGCGCGGTCAAACAGGCACAGCGCACCGGACTCTTCGGGGGCAAGAGTGCGGGTTGCGCCAACGCCGTCGATGACTTGACGCAGCAGGCCCAAGCCCATTGCTGGGCCGCCAGGAGTGATGCGCGGAAGTGAGGGGATGGTTGCCATGATGGTTTCCTGTGTTGGTTGTCGGTCAGCTCGTGCGGCGGGTGCACCATTCGGGCTTTGTCACCGCAGCGGCCCAAAGCACGTCGAAGCGGCTAATGCGGCGGTTGTTTACGATGTCAAAACCACGAACAAAGCGGAGGCTGATCGAGCCTTCATCCGCCAGCGAGGATTGCGCGGCCATGTCCATTCCGCCCGGCAACTCCATTTCCGGCGACACGAACGTGATTGCGTCGCGGTGCCAGAGGATGTTTTGCGAGTAGGCCGTTGATGCCGTGCCGGTCACCACCGTGATAGCGGCGTTGTCGGCAGCGCGCTGGGTGACGTTTTGGTAAGCGCCGCCAGCGATGATGGCTGGAGAGATTACGATGGTTGCATTGCCAGAGCCGTCCGAAGAGGCGTCAGCCGTTACCACAAAGTTCTGCAGAGCGCCCGTGCTTTGCTTCGTTTCCGGGTTGACAGCAAAAACGCCCGTTGCACCGGAGCCGATGGTGAACACGTCGCCTTTGCGCAAACGCAGCGCCGCAGCCGATGTCCAGCCGTCAGTGACTAGGCTGGTCGTGGCAGCGTAGGGGTTGTCAGTCGCGCCTGCGTTGATGATCCCTTGCAAGCCGTTCACCAGCGGGGTGCCGCCCAACGGACCCACAGTGTGCGTCGGCACGTTCTGGCTCATCATGATGCCCAGGCCAAGCGCATCCTGCAAAACGCCTTTCTTGAAGTTTTGGCTGATCTGCGAGCCTGCGTTAAACAGGCCAGAAAAGCCACCGACCAACGCGGCGTTGGCGGTCGGGTTGAAGGCAGCGTAGCGCAGGCCGTCACGCGGGCAAGCGTTGTTGTCCATGGGGACCTGAGCTTCAGCCACTTGCAGAAACGTGCTCGGACCGGTGCCGGGAGTGCCAACGAAATTTGCAACCGCGTTCTTGACCAGCGTGCCGATCTGCAAGTCCACCTCGGCAGCAATGCGCAAACCGGCAGGCTTCAGAAAGCGCTCACGGAATGCCTTGTCAATGCTGCCATCGGAACGGACCGCGGTCGTCAGGTCGTAGTCGCTGACGGCGAAGTCAATGCCCAGTTCGGGGTTGACGACAAGCGGCACCGTGCTTTCGGTGATGTCCTGCACGTTTGCCGCCGCGCCGTTGCGGATGGTGAACTGCACCGGGCGGCGCGCATAGATGGTCGAACCCGGGGCGTACTTGCCCTTCCACATGGGTTCGTAGTCGGTGTTCATGTTGCCCAGGAAGGCGGAGTTGTTGTGAGCAATGCGAATCACCTCGTTGGTGATGAGCGTTGCAGTCTGGAGAGCGTTTGCCACGATGTACCTTTCGACGCCTCACGGCGCTAGAAATTGAGTTAAAGCTGACCCGCGTTTTCCCGTTCGTTTGCCCACTTGACGTAGGCTTTGATGTCGGACGGCGGGCCGCCGTTGATGGTCCCTCTGCCCCGCGTGGGTTCCACGGGGGTCGCTGCGTTGCTGCGCTGCGGTTGCGTTGATGCCGTTGCTGCATACGCTTTGGCTTCCAATCGGGAAAGCGCCCGGCCGAAGTCAAAATCATCCATGCCAGCGAGTGCGTCAGCTTCCGCCGCGTTCTCGGGATCGGTGAGGTACTGGATAAGGGCCGCTGGCTTTTCCGCCGTCAGCACCCGAAGTTGCTTCGGTGCCGGCAGGACTGCCGCGAGGTCATCCGTCAACTCTTCAAACCGTTCTCCAAGCGCCTTGCGGGTTTCTGCCGCTGCCGTCTGCAACTGCTTCTGGCGGGACTGCTCCGCGTTGATCGTGGGTGCGAGCTTTTCAGCTTCAGCCCTAATCCGCTCCTGCAGTTCCGCCCGTGTGAGTTGCAGCGTGTCGCCGCTATCGCCCAAGGCGTCGGCATTGTATGCCCCGGTTTGTTGACGTTGCAACGGAGCATTTGAGCGCAAAGATGCAAGCTCGGCTTCTTGCTCTCTGCGGATGCGCGTGAGTTGGGCAATCCGGCGCCGTTCGCGCGCAAGCTCTTTCTCCAGCGGAGATTTTTCGGGCTTTGCCTCGCCTTCTGTGGTTTCGGCCTGCGGTTCGCCTGATGTTGTCTCGGCTATGGCTGGCGTGTTGGTTTCGGCCTCTTGATTGCCGGTCGCCTCGGCTGCTGGTGCAGCGGGTGACAACGCGGTTTCGGTGCTCATTCACTCTCCACGGGGGCGCATCACTGCGATACCCATAACAGCTCGACTATTTGCGCCGGTCGGGCAGCGGGTTAAAGGTGCCGGCAAAAAGGCTTGAATCAGAAGGCGCGGATGCGGTCTTCCAGCACTGCCGCATAGCCGTCCATGAACCGGGCCTGGTTCCGCAGGCGCATCTGTTCCGCTTCAGGCAGCGTCGGGAAGATGGGGCCTTGGAAGAAGGCCAGCAGCTTGCTCAGGCGCTCGCTCAGTTCTTCCTTCTCGTCCACAACGCTCTGTTGGTGAGGGGCAAGGGTCGTCATGTCTGGTTGTCCTTTCTGTTGGTGCACCGGCAGGGGCTGGGGATCAAGCCGACAGGCGCCGCAGTAGCTCTCTGCCAGATTCGGTGAGTTCCAGGGGCACTTCCGCAACGTCTTGCCGGGCGTCTCGGCCGGTGCCGCAAATAATCCCCCTCTGCTGCATCAAACGGTCGAGTTCGGCTGCCTCTTGGCTGAGCTTGGGCATGGTGAGGTCTTGTTGCGAGTTCATGATGCCTCCAGTTGCTAGGGAGATAGTCGGCAGGAGCTTGAATCAAGCCGCGATTGCCGCTGCCACGGTCTGCGCCATGCGCCGGGCGTAATACTTTATGCCGGCCACGTTCCAATGGCGATCCGTACCGCCGCCGCCCAGGTAGACATCCGCGTTGCCGTCGCCGGTCGTTGCACCCACGCGGCCGGTGCCGAAAATCACTCCCTGGTCGCCTGTTTCATAGCTGGCCACGGGGATGTAGGTCGCGCCCAGCGAGAGCGCCTGCGTGCGCACCCATGACGTAACCGCCTGGTGGGTCGCGTCCTCTGTCCACATGCCGCCCAGAATGCCCGTGACGATGATTCTGGTTGTTGGGTGCTTGGACTTGGCGAGGCCGATGGCGTCGGTGACGCCCTGGCGAACTGCCGCCTCGGTCTGGTCCAAATCGTTGCCGCTGCCCCAGAGCCACACCACGTCGATGGTCGGGTCTGCCGCCTCTCGCGTCATGCGCCAGGCGTAATTGCCGGTGTTCGTGAACGTCTTGGCGAAGCCCGTACCACCTGCACACGACTGCACAGGCACGGCGAACCCCAGCACCCGAGAAATGACGGCGCCAACTCGCGCAATGGCATCGCTGCTGGTGGGCTCGGTTTCGCCCACGGCCGCGCGGCGCACGCCGAAGGAGTCGGCCACGATCTTGATGCGCGGACGCCGGCCTGGCTTCCAGATGGTTGCCGTTGGGCCGCAGCGCACTTCCCACAGCCGCACGCCGGCCGGCTGCTGGAACTCGATCACGCGGGGCTTGCGGCCACTGAAGACGAACCGGAACCACATTTCGCGGTTGTCGCCAGCCAGGGGCGCCGTGGTGGTGTAGTCCGATGACTGGGCAGTGACCCCATCGATAAGGAACTGTGCCACCGTGGCGGACTGGCCATAGAACATGATGGCGATGTCGGTGGCGTCAGTCACCAACTCGAACACCCCGTTCTCGAACAGGCGATCCGTTCCGCCGCTGGTGTACGCCTCGCTTTGTGCAGCCGTGCCGTACCACTGGGTATCGATGATCCCGCCAGGCACATTGAGCCATTTGGCCGTTTCCGCGTTCGACGTGCGGAAGTTGTAGCTCCGGGTCAGGGCCGCGCGCAAGGTGGCCGCCTCGGTGGCCACGTTGGCTGCCGTCACCGGCCCCGGCGTGACAGTCGCGGCTGCGGCGTCCACCGTGATGTCTGTGGCGCTCGGCAGGTACTGCACCAAGGACCGCATCCCACCCCCTTGCACCAGGGCTTGGACTGCTAGCGGTAGATTCGTTGTGTCCGTTTCATAGTCAAACGATGCGCTTGTCGTGTTTGTCAGAGACACCGCCGCGCCATCGGGGTAGCCCGTCCAACGCTTGCGGAACGGCGCAGGCCCCCACGCTTCAGAAACTGCCACACCACCCGTGGGCGTGATCGTCACCGATCCAAACCCACCACCCGTTGCCACTTCCAAGAATCCGTTGTTGGAAATCAGCAGCGATGTCGCCGAGCCCGCTTCAAGGGTAGTCATTGCATTACCTCTGCGCCCTGTTCGGGCATTGTTTCTGGCATTTCGCTCATTTCTGGCTGTTCCATGCCCTCTTCCATCTCGGGCGGCTCATAGGCTTCCGGCATCTCAGCAGGCAACGGCTCGGGCTGCGTCAACATGCTGTTGATAAGGTCGCCAACGATGACGCGGAGTTGTTCTTCGTTGGCGCCCGTGACTTTGAGCCGGTCTGTCTCTGCGCTGTAAGCCTTAATGTCCAGCTCACGTTTCTGCGCGTCGGACTCGACTTCTTTTTGCTGAAGCTGCGCGTCTTTCTCGTCGCACTCCCGCTGCGCGTCTTCAGCGTGTTGGATGGCTTCCTTTAACGCTGCTTTCATTTCTTCCATTTGCGCCTTGAGTGCGCCGGTCGTCTCTTTCTCGTCCGGCTGCAGGATGGCGCGCACTTCAGGCGGAGCAACTGCGGTCAGCACCTGGGCCAGCTTGTCAGCGTGTGGCACATCCAAACTTTGCGCCCACAACGGGGCCAGTGCGGGGGCCATCTGGGGATTGGCGCGGATCATTTCGGCAAACGCCGCTTGTGCTTGCTGGCGTTGCGTGGTGAAACTTGCCCCGACCACAACGCGCACGTCATAGGTGCCGCGTGATGGGTTGATGCTCAGGCCGTTTTCTGTTTCTTGAACGGCTTCCGGCTGGTTGGGATTGATCTGCACCATGCTTGGCGTGTTGTCAATCCCAAGCATCCGTTGTTGGCGCGAGGTGTCCAGTAGTCTGGCGCACATCTGCATGGTCAGCCGGCCGATCTGAGCCATGCCTGCAGCTAAGTGCGATTGAAAGTGAGCCGTGCTGGATTCGCCCTGAGATTTGCGCGCGTCAATCGCTACGCCGCTGCTTTCGTTGCTTGGGGCACCAAGGTTCGCCTGGTACATCCCGATGCTGGCTTGGATGTCCTGCAACGCTTGTTGTGCGTTTGCGATGTGGTTCTGCAGACTCACGGTGTTCTGCATGCGCTGCGGGGCAGCAATGGGGCCTTCTTCGTCGATGTCGTTGTAAGGCAGGAAAGCTCTGCTCTCAACGCCTGCTCGATCCCACAGCTTCTCGTAGCCCTTCACGGCCCGTGCGCTGGCAAGCCACGGAGCCTTGGGGGCTTGGCTCATGTAGGCCCGAATCTCGGACTGATGGTAGTTGTAGGCCAGCTGCGGTTCCCTTGCTCTCCGGGGAATGCCGCAGTATTTCATCCGGCCGTCAGACCAGCCCACGTACCCATACACCGGAACAATGCCGATGCCGTCAGCGGGATAGGGGGCTTTCTTGCCGTCTGGGGTTTGCGACTGCTGCAGGATGTCGGCGCCGCTGATCTTGCGCCACCATACTTGCTTGCGCTTGTCCTTGTATTCGCCAAGGAACTGCAGTTGTTCTCCGGCTTCAAGCGAAGCAACAAAATCAGTCTTGGTCAGCGATTCTCTCATCTGCGTTTCAGGACGGCCAAAAATCACCATATCAACGGTGGTTTCTTCGCAGTACCACTGTTCCGCGATTACGATGGATTCGCGCGTATCGGTGACGGTACGGGCTTCTTTGCCGTCAAACGATACTTTCTCCTTGCCGGGAAACTGCCGCTCAAACTCTGAATGACTCAAAGGAGACAGCAGGAAACCAAAGTTTGCATCTGAGCCGTCCAGCTCTACGGACCACGGGTCAAACACCACCCGCAGCGGGTCGCCCTCGCTGCTGATACGCGGCTCGCTGTAGTTCAGCGCGCGGTCGATGACCTCGGGCCGCAGAACTAGGTAACCGACACCCGCACGGGCTGCGGATGTCAGCGCGCGGGCGTAATGCTGCTGGGCGCGGCTGGCATATTCGATCTGGCGGAACACGCCATCCAGCTTTTCGGCCACGCGGATGTCGGCACCGGCGCCGACAGGAATGGCGTGGACTGCCGGGGGCCGCTGCTCGATCTGGCCCGCCACGTTGGACACATACTGCCCAATCTGATCCATGACCAAGCACGGCCGCGCCCCTCCCGGGTCGCGTTCTCGCTCTGCTCTTTCTTGGTCATCCCACTGCTTCGGGTTTGACGGATCGGAAAACGCTAGGTCTTCTTCAATCTGCGCGCGCTGCTCCCGCAGGGCATCAAGGCTTTCTGCGTAGAGTTTTGCTGCATCTGTGACGGCATCCATTCGGCGGGGATTCTACGCTGGCACATGGATGATGCAACGGAGGATTGGCTAGATTCTCGCCCCTTGCGCTGCTGATTTGCTGAAGTCGTATGTCTCGGCATTCCTGCGCCCGAGCGTATCGGCTCCGCGCCCAAGTAATCCAAGCGTATCCACTCCGTCATCGGGAGACCCGGCAGGAAACACCAAGCACTGCCGCTGCAGTTCAGGCGCCCACGCTGCACGCGGCCACCATAGTTTCCCCATGCCTGCAGTGGCGATGATACTTTGCGCCATCGTAGGCTTGTCTGCGATGCTTGGCAGATACTCAAGCCGGCAGTTGACCTCGCGCTCTGCCATTCTTGCGCGAAGCCTGCCTTCGGTCGCGCGGCGGATTGGTCCGGATTCGCAGAACCACGCAAGCGGCTTGTGCCTGACCATCATGTCAATTTGACGCTCTATCCAGATTTCCGGTCCAACCTGATCCCGCCACCAGTCCAGCAGGTACAGCGAGCCATCGGGTGCAATGCCGGCCGCGCCTTGCTCTGTCCAGTCCCCACCGCCCGGCGTTACCGCGTTGTCACTGGCGCAGATGATGCGCAGCCCGCCAGGTTTCACGTCATAGGTCGCCATGTCGTCCTTGCGGAACATGATGCCGTCTGCCGGGGCCGGAAGCTGCTGATACAGGCTTGACCATGTGCGGCGGTTGAGCCTGAACTGCGACCAATGCTTGGCATCGAACCATTCAGGCCAGAGCATATCGCCCATGCCGCGCTTCAACGGATCGGTCAGCGTTTGACACTCCGCTTGCAGGCACAGCACGCGCCAGGTGTTGCCGTCCCTGCATTCAATGTCGCCCGACTGGCCAGCCCAACTTGCCGGCAGGATTCGCCCGCAGGGGTCGTCCTCGTGCCATCGGGTGTTGATGATAACCACCCAGCCGCCCGGAATCAGGCGAGTCAAAAGGTCGTCTTCGTACGCCTCAAACGTGCGATCCCGGATCGTCTGGCTGTCGGCCTGCTCGCGCCCTTTGATGGGGTCGTCAATCACGATGCCGTGCGCTCTGTTGCCCGTGACGCCGCCCATGATGCCGCAAGCGATGTATTCCGACCCGTTTGTAAGCCCAAACTCATCCGCTGCGCGTGAGTCCGCTTCTAGCTGCGCTTGGATGATTTCCACGCACTCAGAAGACCGCAGAAGCTGCCGCGTTCTTCGCCCCTGTCTGCGTGCCAATTCGTCGCCATAGCTTGCCAGGATGACGCGCCGCTCAGGCTTGCTGCCGAGATACCAAGAGGGCGCAACGACACTAGCATAGGTGCTTTTTGCACTACCGGGCGGCGCCATAATCATAAGCCTGCCGTGCGGGGTTTCCATACACCGCTGCATTTCCCGAAGAATCAGTTTGTGGTGCTCTGCCTGCTGCGTTTCAATCAGCGGGATTCTCGCCCCATCTTCTGCGTCGGATATTGGCGATCCAGGAACGGGAACTCTACGCGCAAACTCCGACAGGTCGCGTCGCGCCAGCTCTAGCGACAACTCCCGCGCTAGGCCTTGCTTTGTTGTCACTTGGTGAGCTTATCCAGCGCCGCGCGAATCTCAATCAAACTCATGTCTGCAAGTGGGCGGGCTGTTTTGATTGCAGGCAAATCATCTGCGCCACCAACCGCCAGTTTGTCGCCGTATATCTTCGGCAACCATTTGCCAATCAATCGCATGCGGGTTTCAATGCGCAGCTTTGACCGCTGGACATGCTCGCCATCCACCTTGACGCCGATTATTTGGCCGTCTTGGTCTTTGATTGGCTCCCAATCTCGCGTGTCGTCGTCCGCAATTTGCAAGCACTGTTGCGCCATTGCGTGACAGCCAATTTCCCGCGCGCGCGTGGAATTTGCCGCGTGTTCGGGTATGTCTTGTTCCCACCTGACTGCAGCGGAGTAAGAAATACCCATCGCCTCGCAGATTGACAGCAGCGAATGGCCTTCCGCCAGTGCGGCGCAGATTGTCTCGCCGTCTTCCTTGTTGTAGGTGCTGGCTTGTGCCACGGTTACGCCTTCCCCCATCTTTTGCGCGCTGGCCCTTGCGGTGCTCTTGGCTGCGGCTTTGCTTGCTTTGGCAGGACGGCTGGGATTGAGCCGATGATTGCCGGCAGCGTTTCCCCGTCTGGGGTTGCTTGCGCTGTCCACACTGCATCCTGTAGCGCCACGCTGCGCCGACCATCGCCACGATGACCGTTTAACACGAGCCAGCCGTCTTTGTCATAGCCAACGCCTGCGACGGTGAATTTATCGCCGGGCCTCAGTGTTTCCGACATCAGCTAGCCTCCATCTTCACAACCCGCAGCAACTGCGGCCCAGCGCCATACTCGCACCGCTGCGATCCATTGTGACGCTGCAGCCATCCAGAATCAACCGCGCGCCGTAGTGCGGTCGTCACATTTTCTCGGCACTTAAATCTGAACCGCGTGGCTATCTCTGCGGCGGTCAGGCGTGCGTCTGGTTTGCTAGCGCAGTAGAGCATCACGCGGAGTTGAAGGCTGCCAAGTTTCATGCGTCACCCATGAAGCCGAAAGCCGGACCTAAGCCCGGCTCCCTGCCGAATCCTGCACATCTCGCGTTGATGCGCCCCATCGTTCCGTCGTGGCCAGGGTGGATTCTTTGTGCACGAGAATGGATTATACATTACGCCATCCCTGCTTTTGTTGCAAGCACAATCAATTCCACGCGCGACAGCCCCAATCTTTGCCCGGCTCTACTGAGATTGCTCTTGGCACTCTGCGCGCTCAGGCCCATGCGGTCGCCTATTTCGTCCAAATCAAACCCTTTTACCAGCAGGGTTAAAGCCTCGCGTTCTCTTGCTCCCAGGCGCTCGATGTCGGCTGCTGCGGCGTCACGCTCCGCCAGCAGTCTCAGGGCTAGGTCGATTCTGTCCAAGCTCATGTGCGTTTTCTCACGGTTAGGGTTTGCACCTACGTTTTATGCTTGCATGATGCCTCGATGTTGCGTACATTACTGCTCATGGGTTCTGCATGTCGCGGGGCCAAACAAGGGGAACCAAAATGACCACCTACCGCGTTGAAGCCGTCCGCATTAAGGATTTCCCTGGCTACGCCGCCGGAACTGTCGGCGCCGTGTATTGCGCCAAGTGCGAATGCGCGTCGGAAGCCGCCGCTTTTGCCTATGTGGCCGACGCGCTGGGCTACGACTCGGCCGCCGAACTGCTGGCTGATCTGGCCGCAGCAGATCGCCCCACCACCCTGCGCGCCGTCGCCATCTGAGGACACTGCGCCATGTTCACGACCGACAATACCAGCGGTTTCAGCCAAGCCGATTGCGACCTGATGAACCGTGCCGTGCGCCTGCTGATCCAGGACGGGATTGATGAGAAAAACGCCTGCGACATCGTGAACAACAACTGGTGCGAGGACGGCAACACCGTCGCCAGCCTGGCCACCGTGCGGACGCCGCATCTGCGGATGCCCGGGCAGTGACCGGCCGACAATCTCCCCTAACAGCGCGCGGCGTGGCGTTGCTGCGCGAACGCCTGGCAGCCGGAAAGCACCCTGACCTAAGCGGGGTAGCAGCGCTGCTTGGTATAGCGCCATCCACGCTGACACGGGCGTGCGCTGCTGCTGATCCGCCCGTAGTGCTACCCAGGGGGAGGCCGTGGCCGAGCCGGTTTGCGCGCTGATGTTCACGCTGCTTCCTTCAGTTGCTTGGCCTTGGCTGCGTAAGTTTTGCGCAGCGCAATGATGTCTTCCCGGCTCAGCTTGTCAGGGCTGGCAGGGCCTTCCAATCTCTCAACCTCTGCAAGTCCTATCCTTCGGACTAGCTCTGCCCTGTAGTGGATCAGGTTCCCGCTTAGGTGGGTGTTACAGGGCTGGCATTGTTTGTGGATGTTGGCCTCGTCAAATCTTAGGTCTGGGCGCGCTCCCGTGCTTTGAAAATGTCCCGCGTGCCATTGGCCTTCGTGCCATCTTCCGCAGCTCACGCAGGGCTTGTCAGCGTCCCGCAGGCGAATCCATGCGTTCACGGCTGTCTGTGCCTCGCGGATCAGCGTTGCCCGGCTCTTGAGTGCGGCCAGCTTGGCGCGGTCCTGTTTCTTCTCCGCCGCCTTTTCCTTGGCTTTGGCCTTCGCCCGCTTGTCTTGCACGGCTTGGAGCGCAGCCACTGCGCAGGCTTCCGCACGGCAATGGGTCTGGAACGATGCGGCAGGCGCAAAGCCTTGCCGGCAGTGCTTGCAGCGTTTCAGCCGGACACGGAGCGTTGCCGTGGTGCTGGCGCGTAGAGGGGCCTTGCGGGTCAGCATGGCACAGCACCCCCGTAATACCGCATTGGCAAGCGCTCGCACAGCACCCGGGCCACGTCTTGCGGCGGTTTGACCCACGCCCATCCGGGCGGAATAACGCAGACTCGCAGGGTGTCGGGTGTGCTGCCGTCAACCTCAATAGCCAAGTGGCCTCCGGGGAGTTGCCATTTGTCGCCAGCGCTCATACCGTCGCATCCTCAAGCGCCACGCCACGGTCAGCGGCAACACTTTCGACAAAAGACAAAAACTCTGCAAACTCCCGCTTTCCCATCTTGCTTGTCCGCATGCCCAGCATGACCATCCCGCCACTCAAGCCCATTGCCACGCGCTGCGATTCCTGGCGGTAGGCAGCGGTCAGCAGGTCTTTCCATTCTTCCGGCTCTAGTTTGACCATTGATCCGTTCACGGGCCACACAAGCTGTTCAGCAAAAGCCGTCAACCAAACCCACAGCAGCGCGTTTTGAGCGCCGTTTCTGGACGGCTCTCGCACCTCGCACACGTAACCATTCGGAGCCTCTGCAACAGCCTGGGCTGCACGCTTGCGCGCCTCCACGTGGACTAGGCCAAATACGCGCTTGCTCATCACGCTTGCTTTGCTTGCCCCGCCTCAAACGCCACCACAGCCCGCGTCCTTACAGCCCACGCTGACGTGCGGGGCGTGTAGCCGTCCCACCACCCCACACCGTAAGCGCCCATGGGCTCGTTGGGTTTCTCTCGAAGCTGGCCCGCTTGTCGGTCCCGCCATGATGCACGCTCGCCCTCGGCAAAGGCTTTTTCGTACAAGCTCATCCTACCGCCCTCAGTGATGCTGTGCCACCTACCCTGCGCGCCGCTGCCAGGGCTGCTCTCTGCTCCTCGGTCATACCAGGCTTGGGAGCCGATTGCGCCGCCAAAAATGCCGCTGTCTTCTCCGCGGCGTCGCTGGCAACCGTCACGGGGTCTTTTCGCTCCCCCTTCAGCCGCTGGCATGTAGCTTTCAGGTATTCCCTGGCATCAGCGGGCTGTACGCTGACAGCGGCTGCAACAGCCTGCTGCACAGTCAGCAGCGTGTAATCCTGCACAAGTTTCCCCATGAACGTCCTGCATTGCGACTTCGGACAGCCGCCAGCCTCCAAAACGGAGACAGCCGCTTGCCAGAGGTCCGACTTTGCCATGTCCTCTGCCGACTTCGGCGGCTTGTTTGGCTTTGCGTCAGCAACCGGAGCCGACGCGGCAGCGGCGTCTGTAGCTTTAGCTACAGAATCTTCTGGTGTTGGTGTTGGTGTTGGTGTTGGTAGCTCAACATGCGTTGAGCGTTCGTTGAGCGTTCGTTGAGCGTTCGCTTGACGCGCATTCACTGATGCGTGAGCGGACGCTTTAGCCTTCGCTTGTTTATCCTGCATCTTTGCAATTTCGGCTTCACAGCGCGCATGGCTCCAACCGCAGCCATCGGTATGCGTAAAAAACTCGCGCAGCACGGCCTCAACCTCTGCCACGTTCGCGCGCATGCGAATCAGGCGGGCAACTTCTGCCGGCTCATGAGGCAACGAGCACTCGCGCAAGTAGTACAGGTCGAGCATGCGCCGATAAGCAAGGTCTTCCATCGGCTCCAGGTGTGCCGTATGGGCTGCGTAATCGCCAACATGGAAAGGAAAGTAGTTCACATGGCGCCAAAAACAAAAAGGCCACTAGCTGCTGCGTTCTGTGCTTGGCGGCGTTGAGGGGTTTCCCCCCCACAGAACGCATGAGCTAGTGGCCTCATGACTGCATCCTTCGCCGCCAAGCAATGGATGTTTGCATCATAGCGTGCTACCGCACAGATGCGCAAGGGGTTTCACGGTTGTTGCCCCGGGTGTGGCGGGGCAGGGGCATCCAGCGCTTCGGCGGCCATCATCTGAAACCCCTTTGTCGTCATGTCGGCTTCTGCAATCTCATGCAGGGCCTCGCGCAGCCTATCAATCTCTGCCGCCAGAACAAGCGTCGTGCGCTCATCTCCTCCCGGCTTCACATAGCCGCCGGCAATCGCACTGCGCAGCGCGGTCACAGATACCCACATTTCGGCAAAGTCAGTCGTCTCGTTCATGCTCTTTCCGTCGGTGCCACCCACGGCAGCACCGCCCCAACCCGCGCAAGCGGCACCGCTGCCGCGTTGCTGCGCCCCTTTGTCGCCTGGTGCTGGCTTGTGCGGTGGCCGTTGTTGTTGCGGACGCCTTTGATGTGCGATCCGAGGGGGTAGAGCTTCGGGCCGGTCATCGGCACACCCCCAGCTGAACCAGCAGGCCAGCCAACACCAGCAGAACGCAAGACGCGCAACCAAGAAGAAATCCGGCAACCCAGCGCATGGTGGATTGCAGTTGCTCCGGCGGCTCATCAAAAAAACTTGGCATGTCATGCTCCTTTTTTAGCGGCTTCGATGTGCGGCAAAAACTTGCGCACCGTGTCAATGCCAGGGTTTGCCGTTTCCCCTTGCTTGATCTTGTAAACCGTGGTCGCCGGCACGCCGGATAGCTCTTGCAACTTGTCTAGCTGCCTGAGCGTCAGGGGCGCCAGTGCTTGACGCACAGCTTCCATTGTGGGAAGTGGTTTGATGTTCATGTGCTGGACATTACCGGATGTGGGGCTTGGCGTCAACCGGAATTGGTTAGGGTTTGTCCTAACCAAAAGCGGTTGACAGCCTCACCGAATCCGGGCACAGTCTCTACATCGCAGCAACACACCGACCGGACAGCAACATGCCCAAGCCCCTGGAAACCACAGTCACCGTTGATGGCGTCGCGTTCACAGTTCGCTATGACAGCGACGAAGATGCTATCCCCACGCACTACGCCACAGAATTGCAATGGCGCGACGGCTGGGTTGACCCGCGCGACATCCTGCGCCCTGCGCTGTGCGACTGCATCGACTGGGCCGTCACCCGGCAGTCTGAAGCGCAATACGCCGACGATGTTGCGGACGCGGCTATCGAGCGCGCCGACTTCCTGGCTGCTGCTCAAGTTGAGCGCTACCAGTCGGAGGTAGCATGAAAGCCACACATCACTGGGGGCCTAGCCCCTGGCCTTTCCCGGCCCTGACGCCGATGCAAACACGCGCCAACGAACAGGCATTGCAAGCCTTGCGCGAGCGTGAAGCAGCCGCACGTCGGGCGCGTTTGCATGCCATGCTGGATGAAATCGTCAGGAGCAAGCAATGAACCGCCGCATTCGGGACATGACCGACGAAGAATTCGACGGTCACCTGGATGCTATCAATCGTCACGGGCACATGGCAGACTTCGTGATTGCCGTCCTGCTGGTGGCAGTGGTGGCGTGGCTGGTGATTCTGACCCGCGTGAGCGCGACATGAGCCGCGCCCGTACATTTTTGCTGATGTATCGCCTGCTGCGCGGTCACTTGCCAATGCACCAAGCGCTGTTCCAAGCATGGAAAACGACCGTCCAACGCCCGCCGTTTTGAGGTTTACATGAGCGACAAATTGCAACTTCTGCGCACCCCCTTTCCTGCGCACCAAATCAGCAAGCTACCCAAGCCGTACAAAAAAGACTCACCTAAGGGCAACTGTCCAGAGTGCGGTGGCTATCACGGGCTGCCGGCCATGCACCTTGATTACGTGGGCCACGCAGCTTTAACGGATCGACTGCTGGACACCGACCCCACTTGGACATGGGCGCCGGTGGCCTTTGACGGGGATGGCTTGCCCAAGCTGGACAGCAATGGGGGCTTGTGGATTCGCCTTACCATCTGCGGGGTTACGCGCATGGGCTACGGGGACGCTGAAGGCAAGACCGGCCCAGCCGCCATGAAGGAGCGCATTGGGGATGCTCTGCGCAATGCCGCCATGCGCTTCGGTGCGGCGCTGGACTTGTGGCACAAAGGAGATTTGCATGCCGACGAGCCACGCACAGACAGCCCGGATCGTGCGCAATGGCTGGCCGCGTGGCTGGAGGCAATCCAGTTTTCGCCGACCGTGGGCGAGTGCAAGCGATTGACACACGAAGCCATTGAAGAAGCCCGCGCTGAAAACGACGGCGATGCTGAAAGCCAATTTCTTGCAGCACAAGCAACCAAGATGGCGAAAGTCCAGAAAGTGACAACATGACCGCCCTTTTTCACATTGCAGCCGAATACCGCACCCAGCTTGCCGAACTGGCAGACGTAGACATGCCCGTCGAAGTGGTGCGCGACACCATAGAAAGCCTACAGGGGGACTTGCACGACAAGTTGCGCGCAGTCATCGCGTATGGCTTGGAACTTGACATTTTGGCCGGTGGCGCCAAGGATGCAGCAAAGCGCATGGCCGACCGCGCAAAAACGTTGGACAGCCGTGCAGAGGCTTTGCGGGAATACGCACTCACACACATGCAGACGACGGGAACAACAGAGATTGCAACCGACGAATGGGCGGCAAAGATAGCAAAGAAGCCGCCAGCCGTACAGATTGCAGACGGCGCCGTAATTCCTGCGCAATACATGCGTCAAAAGCCTGCGCCAGAGCCAGAACCGGACAAAGCGCTTCTGAAGACCGCAATTCAAGGCGGTGCAGACATCCCGGGCGTGACGCTGGCGCAAGGTTGGAGGCTGGCGATTAAATGAAAGGCCAATACGCAATGCCCGAAGCAAAGCTGCAACAAGTTTTGTCGCTGGTGCTGGGTTCAGGTATGGCCGGCATACGCTTAATTGATGTGTGCGCAGCTACTGGGCTGACAGTGCATCATGCCCAGGCATACATGCGCGTTCTTGCTGGACGCGGGCTCTCCGAAATGACCAAAGGCCCCAATAACCGCTACGGGCCTGTCGGTATCTATGCTGTTTTCTCTGAGCAACGGAAAGAGCGGAAGCGTAAGCGAGCCCGAGAACGCAAGCGCATAAAAACGGCAACAAGCCCAAAATTGCCAAAGCCAGCAAAAGCGCAAACCGTTGAACCGCGCAATTATTCATGGCGTCGGCCGGTGCAAATTGCCAGCATTTGGCACTACGCAAACAATCCGATCAATTTCCCATTGGGGACAAGAGCATGACCACCAACACAACAAGCGCACTGCCTGCGCCCACGGATGCCGAGCGCACTGCGTTTGAGCGCACTATCAGTGGCCCGCCCTACGAGCGCAACACCGAGCGCTGGCCCGACGACCACACCAGCGCATGGCCGGGGAACTACAAGGACTATCCGGTCGATCTGGCATGGGCGCTGTGGCAAGAGCGCGCAGCCCTGGCAGCAAGCCCGCCCGCAGAGATTGCCCGCCTGCAATCCATCTGCGTGAACGCACACGACCGGCTGCTGCGCGCGGACAGTGACCAGGAATTACTGGCACTGCTGGCGACAGCATGGGAAGGCAGCGCGAGGCCTGAAGCCCCGCCACCTGTTGGCACGCCTGGCAGCTTATTTGGGGCTTAACGTTGCAATTAAGCGGAGACCAACGGCGTGACCATGTACGAAGAAGCCACCAAAGCTGATGCCGTTGGGCCTCCGCTTGAATTGCGGGGTTAGGCATCACTACAACGATAGGACGAATATGAGCAACAGTGACTATTGGAAAGATTGCATCGCCGAAGCCGCAGACGAGTGCGGCCTGAAGCTGACGCCAGAGCAGCTTGACTGCTTGGCTGGCGGCGCAGAAGGCGGGCATGAGCACTACGGCATGGCGTTTTACTCGCCGCCGCGGAGCGACCGCATAGGCGAAATCGAGCGCGAGGCCGCCGACAAGTTGAAGCGCTTGCAAGCCGAGTATGACAAGTACCAGCGCAACGCAGAGACAGCGATCAAGCAGGCGCTGCGCGTACACCGCGACGACCCGGTGACCATTGGCGAGCGTGGTGAAGTTCTGCGCCACGGCGGCCGCACGGTGCGTATTCAGTGATGCCTAACGTTCGAGCTAAGGGGCCGCCGTCAGGCGGTCCCGCTTGAGCGAGGGGTTAGGCGCGTGGTTGATAAACGAGGGGAAGCAAGCATGAGCAAGAAACACAAAGCCGCCATTGAGGCGCAGCAGTACACGCCAAGGTTGATCGCTGGCGTGTGCGGAAACTGCGCGCACCGCGTGGCGACGATGACGCTGCCAGCCTGGATTCAGAAGCAACCCGGCGTGTGGGACGTTGAAAAGTACGGCGTTCAAGCCAACCGCTGCGGCATTGGCGGCTTCCCAGTGAAGAAGCTGGGTAGCTGCTGCGAGCATGCCTTTGCTAGCGTGCCGGTAAGCGCCTTACGTTGCAATTAAGCCGCCGGTACGCCGGTCGGCTTGAATTGCGGGGTTAGGCATCACTGTTGACGAACAACGAAAGGACGATATGAGCCACGACAATTTCCAGCCGCCTGACGGCCTGAACACCGAAGAAGCCGCTGAACTGGCGAACGTGCTGCCCCCGACGCTGGAGGAAGCCTACGCCGAAGGCCGCGCCGATGAGCGCGAGGAACTGGTGAAGGAGCGCGACATTGCCATTGCCATGCTGGCCGCGTGGTGCGTGGCCGTGGACGAGAACGGCACTGGCTGGGATGACTGGGACGAGCACTACAAGGATGCCGCATACCGGCCTGGCCCGCTGCGCGAACTGCTGGACGCGGCCATTGCAGCGGAACGTGCTTAGCGGGTTTTGTGATGCCTAACGTGGAGGTAAGCAGGTGACAACGGCGCTACAGACTGACCCGGAGCGTGACGGCGTGGCCGCCGTTGGCGCTCTGCTTGACCGAAAGGTTAGGCGCGGCGTGCACGGCGGCAGGCTTGGAAAGCCGCCAAAAACACAGGCGAAGATTCTGCTGACTTTGGCAGAGTTCCGGGCACCCATGAAGACGGCCGAGGTGGCTGTTGTGCTTGATGTGTCGGTGACCTCCGTTGACCAAGCGATGCGCAAGCTGCTGGATGCTGGAATTGTTGAAAAATGCGGGTACGCGCGATACAGGATTGCAGCGCCTAACGTTCGAGCTAAGCCGGCCCGCCGTGCGGGCTCGGCTTGAGCGAGTAGTTAGGGCTGTTGTTGGAGAAACGCGATGAACTGTGAAGAGTGCAAGAAGCGTGGCAAGACCTGGCCCGGCGACGACCCAACGTGCGCCTTTAAGCGGGGCGCGTTCCACGCCGAAAACTGGAACTGCGCCAGCGTGAACGCACTGCGCGATCTGGTGTACGAAGGCCAAAGCCCGATGCCGAGCGGCGTGGATTACCGATATTGCGAAGATCAGAAGTACGCGACGGTGCAAGTTGACAACGTTGAAGGCGCAGGCGGCGCGCTGGCGTTATGGGTGACTTGGTACAAGAGCCGGGGCCGAACTGAAGGCGCGTGGTTGCTGTTCAGCGACCAACCGCCACGCCCGCCGACAGAGGATGAATTGATGGCGGTGGTGCGCCACTACAGCCCTAACGCAGAGTCGGCCTGCAGACCCGGCTTGCCGGGGCTGTCAGGTCGGACGACGGGTTAGGCCCGTTGTAACCGGAGCGAGCAGATGATTGAACTGACACCGATAGAGAACCGGCCCGGCCTGTCGCTGGTGACGGCACAGCACATAGACGACGCGCTGGCGCTGTTGCTTGCGAACCCAGGCCGGATAACGCTTACCTTCTTGCAGCGGAATCTGCGGATTGGCTACAACCAAGCGGCGCGGATTCTGGAGCACTTTGAGCGGCAGGGGGTCATCACTCCGCTACGCCAGAACGGCACGCGCGAGTTTGTGTACCCGCCGATTGAAGGGCCTAACGTTTGAGCTAACCTGACCAAAGGGGCAGCAGATGAAGCATGAACACAAGACGGCGGCGCCTGCCCATTTGGGTCAGGTTGAGCGAGGGGTTAGGCGCGGCGGTGGATGGCTGCGCGAATGCTGGATTGCTGCAACTCGCGGTCACTGGACTTGGCACTGGGGCGACTGGCCCGGCCGCGGCCCGAAGCGCTGGCGGCTCGTGACGACCTACGCTCAGGGCTGGTGCATGGTGTACCTGCACATGGGGCCGCTTGTGATCGGCGTGGACTACTGAGCGCCTAACGTTTGAGCTAACCGGACCGTTGCGGCGGGACGGCATTTGGGCTATGTGTTTAGCCCAAATGGCGGCACGCCGCAATGGGTCCGGTTGAGCGAATGGTTATGCAGCATTGGTGAAAGGTGAACATATGCCGATACGACCGGAAAACAAAGCGCGCTACCCGAAGGACTGGAAGCGCATTGCTGACGCGATTCGCGAGCGAGCGCACCAACTGTGTGAAGGTTCGCCGGCATACCCGGACTGCCGAGCAGCCAATGGCACGCTGCACCCGGTGACCGGATCGCGGGTTGTGCTGACTGTGGCGCATCTGGACCACACGCCTGAGAACTGCGACGCGCACAACCTCAAGGCGATGTGCCAGCGGTGCCACCTGACCTATGACGCCGAGCACCACAAGCGCACCGCCTACGCCACCCGCAAAGCTGCGGCGATGACGGCGGACCTGTTTTGATGCTGCATAACGTTCAAATTGACTTTGAGACAACGCGATGACCACGAAACCAACCGAAGCGCACGACGCTACGCCCGCCAACACGCCGTTGGCTCTCAAGTCGAATTTGGGGTTAGGCGTCAACGCCACGACCGGATGCAAATGCACGTTTACGCAGTACCTGTTGGGAGACGGTTGCAGCGCGTGCAACCCGGCCAAGGCGCTGGAGTACGCGCAACATACGATGGCCGATCTTCAGGCGCACCGTGACATGCTTGATCAGGCGTTGCGTGAGGCAATTGGCATCATTGAAGAGCTGTGTACGGCACACAAGCACCCCGAGCCGGAAGCATCCATGACACGCATGCAAAAGGCGCTGGACTTTGACGCCTAACGTTCGAGCTAAGCCGGACACAACAGCGGGAGAAGAAGCATGAATGACGACAAAGCTACCGACACGCCACAGCAGCCTGATCCGCTGTTGGGGCTCGGCTTGAGCGAGGGGTTAGGCCCCACGCGCGATGCCGTGCTGCGCGAACTGGACGACACGATAAACCAGACATGGGCCGGCAAGCGCAAACGCTGGGCTGCACTGGTGAGGGCGCAAGACGCAGAACTTCGCGTGCTAACCGATGCGCTGTTCAAAGCATGCGGCGATGACGCACAGATGGTGGCAGACCTGATTGATAGTCAGCGCGCCGGGTATGGGGCCTAACGGCCAGCATCAGCGGGCGCCGTAGGGGCTCCGCTGCATGCGGGGGTTGGGCGGCTGGCGAACGAAGGCACAGAATGAAGATTGCGGACGAACTGAAGCGGCAACTAGGCGTCATGGTGCTTGCACACATTCAGTCTGTGCACGGCACGCAAGCTGCTGCCGCCCGGCACTGGGGGATCACGCCGACGTTTGTGACCACAGTTACTAGCGGGCGAAGGGCACCCACCGACAGGATGATGAGGGAGGCTGGAATTGAGTTGTTCGCCGTGTTTGTGCAAGCCGTGCCAACACAAAAGATGCGGGCGCCGGGAAAGACGCCCAACGATTAGGTAAGCCGCCGAAGGTCGGCTTGACCGGGCTGTTAGGCTGGCTCAGAAGGGAAATAGGAATGAACTCAAGAGAACTTGCATTGCTTGAAAAAGCGTTTGACGCAGAGGTAAATGCCGCGCTTACAAAAGGCGTGCATCTGATGCAGACAAAATCGAAGTTAGCTGACAAATTGGTAAACGAAGGATTTCTTCGCAAAACGGAAATGCGCGTAGGGCATAGCCCGTGGCCTTGCACTGTATCTGGCTACGAACTGACGCACGCTGGCCGTCTTGCTTATTGCGCTCAATGCTGACGCCTAACGTTCGAGCTAACTTGCCGCCGTAGGCGGTCAAGTTGAGCGATGGGTTAGGCGGCGCTGTGGACAAACGAGGAAACGCATGAGTCACATAAAAGCAGGTGATTACTGGGCAGCGACAAACGAGGCCGAAGACTCGTGGTGGCTGTTTCTCATCGTGGCCCATGCCACGGCAAACCGCCGCCGCTATGTGCTGGCCGTGAAGTGCGACTGGAAGACGCGGGCGCCGCTGATTTCTGACGACTTCACAGATGCTTGGTGGTTTCTTGACCCGGACGGCGGCTGCGTCAACAAGGACGCAGAGTTTTTCTTGGCTGAAAAGCAGAGAGGCCACGGGCGCCGGTATTTGCGTCCGCCTAACGTTCGAGGTAACCGGGAGACCACCCATGACAAAGCCTGATAACGCCACCACACTTGCCGTGGGCTCTCCGGTTGACCGAGGGGTTAGGTTTCACTGGTGGCGCACCAACAAAGGATGAAGATGGCTGAGAAAGTAGTGATCGGGAACGCGGAACTGTGGCACGGGGACTGCCGCGAGGTGCTGCCGCTGCTGCCTGCACATGACTTGCTGCTGACGGACCCGCCCTACGGGATTGGCGCAGATGCTGCCGCGCACAAAGCGAGCGGCACTGTGGTGGGCCACGGGCACCGCCGTGTGGCTAAACGCATCTACGCGCAAACGACATGGGATGCCGACGTGCCGGCCGATTGGCTGATTGGCTTGATGCGTGCAAAGGCGCAGCATCAGATCATCTTCGGCGGCAACTACTACAGCTTGCCGCCGACGAGTTGCGTGCTGGTTTGGGACAAGAAGACCAACGGGAACTTCGCAGACTG